GCTGGGGCTGAACTCTTGCACCGGGATGCCGATATTTCTGAGTTCTTGGATCAGCGGTGCGCCTGCTGCTTTCTTTTCCACGATGAACGCATCGGGCTCCCACTCCTTGTAGTGCTTGAGCGCCACCCGCTTGAGTTCGGAAAAGTCCATCCTGTCCTTGAACGCATCCAGCAAGATGACCTGAGGGGAGTTCTTCTCCTCCTCGTTGTACCAGACGCCCCATGTAGTGCAGGCCGAGTAGTCGGCGGTGGTCTTGGTCTCAAAGGCGGTATCCCAAGACTGAATGACGTACTCACACTGCGGCGGGTCGTCGTGGGGCCAGATGCGCCAGTCTTTGCGCGAGACAACAGCCGAGGCGTCCGCCGTTGGCTGCTGCATGTACTGGGCGTTCCAGAACCGGGGGTCAAGGTTGGCCTTTTTGGATTTCAGTTGGTCCAGCGGCCACTGCTCAGGCCAAAGTGACTTTTCACTTTCAGACCCTTCATTCAAAATCGCGGGCAACTCCACGATCTCCCACTGATCCGCGTCGGGGTTCTTCGTCTGGTAGTCGATCAAACGCCCTGTGAGGTCCAGCAGGGACCAGCGCGTCATGATCACAATGATTGCGCCCCCCGGCATCAGACGTTGCAAGGGGCCTGTCTGGAACCACGACCACGCCGTGTCGAAAGACAGCCTTGAATTTATTTTTACGTCCTGTTCCGAGTGGGGATCGTCAATGACAAACAGGTCAGCGCCCCGGCCTGCCAGCGCACCGCCTACACCTGCGGCGTAATACTGGCCCCCCTTGGAGGTACTCCACTTGCCAGCGGCCTTTTGGTCATCGGCTACCAGCGTTTCTGGAAAAAGCTCCCGGTATTCGTCGCTGTCGATCAAGTTTCTTATGCGCCGACCAAAGTCCTCGGACAGGGACGCGGTGTGCGTGCCCATGATGATCTTCTTTTCTGGGTATTTGCCCAGAAAATAGGCCGGGAACAGGTAAGAAGAGAACTCTGACTTACCCATACGGGGCGCGATATTGATGATGACGCGCTTTTTGCGCCCCTCGATCACGTCGGTAAATATTTTTGCCAGCTTGCGGTGGTGTGGACCCACTTTGAAGCCCGGGTAAACGTGCTTTGCAAAGCCCAACATGGACTGGCGCCCAAGTTTTTTTGAAAACCGCTGTTCTTTTTCGCTTAAATCTTCAAAAAGCTCCAGCTTTTCCGTTGTCGTCATGAACGGAAGTGCCTTATAGAGACGCTGAATCTCACTCGGCGTCAGGCTCTTGAGCGTTTCCAGCTTCATCGGTAAGGGTTTGTTGTTCTTCGACATCCACGATGTCCACTACGCCCATGAACTTGTTGAGTTTCTCCTTGATCCGAGCGTCAATCTCGTCATCAGACAGGTCGGTTTTCTTGACTTCGATCTTTTCGGTGAACAAACCAACTTCCGTGACCTTGCCCAGCAGCCCCAAGGCTTTCAGGCGAATGTTGGCGTTGGTGTGTTCGCACTCCTCCAGCAGCTTCGCTACTGCGTAGCCCCGGATTTCTTTTGCTTGGTTTACAAATTCCCAGTCATAGGCCGTCAACATGCCTACCAAATGGCGTACGGCTGCTGGAGTTTCGAGTTGGCCGACCAAATCGTGCTGAGTTTTAAGCGGTGCGGCTGTTGTAATTGCCGCAAAAGTCTCGCGTGCCTGTTTCTTTTCTGCCTCTGAGACGGCTTCTTCCGCATCTACCGCGCCCTGAGCTTTGAGCCAATCGGCGGTATTTATCTTGGCATTGAGCGCCTCGATGGGCGCAGCTTTCTCAACCGCTTTGGGGGCGGTGTCTGTGCAGACGACCTCTGGGTTGAAGTCCAACAAATGGTCCAGCATTTTTCCTTACGGCTGCGGGTTGCGGTCCCGTTGCGGCGCAGTATATACTTGGCGCGGCATTGGGGCAACGGCAGGCTGGCGCTCCATTGCTTTCTCCTTCAGGACGTTGAGAGTCCTTTTCAGGCCCCGGGAAACCGGGGCTTTTTTATTGCTTGCATTGTCTAAGATTAGACAAAGGTTGCTGGAAATTTTTATAGTGGGGTGGGGGGTCGGATTTGTGACTCGGTTGTTACAAAATGCTGGGAGCGGGAGGGGAATAGTGTTCATGTGACGACGGGCTCCTCGCTGCCAATCTGGGGGGTGGGGATAGGGTGGGGTCGAGCCTAGCAGCCATGCGGCTCAGCCGGTGAGGGATTGCTCACTTGTGGTACAATGCGCTTGTCGCTTGGGAATTCGCCCTTGCGACGTTCTGCCCGCTCACGCGGGCTTTTTTGTTTCTGGAGAAACTTCCATGACCAAGCACGTTCAGGCATTCATTGCCGCCAACCGCGCCGCCTGCAAAGCGGCATTCGCGGTGTTCAACCGCATCGAGTCCGAGGACTTCACAGCCACGCTCGCAGGGGCTGGCATCACGGGGCCGGACATTCGGGTGTTCGCCACAATCTACGTCGCGGATAAGACTGGGGTGAATCCTCACCCGAGTCAACGCGGTGGCGGTTTGGTGTTCAAGAAGGACTCGCCCGAGTACAACCGCGTCAAGTATCTCGTGAGCGTAGCGAGCGGTGTGCGCGAGTCCAAAGCCAAGCAAGCCGAGAAGCACTTCCGCGTGGCGCACGAGTTGCGCGCTGCTGCCAAGTTGTACCTCGCGCAGTTCGACAAAGTGTCCGACGCCATCAAGGTGCTGCGCGCTGTTGCCAAGTGACTGGGGTTACTTCTCACCCCAGTTTTTCCGGCGGTCAGTCCCGTGAGGGCTGGCCGCTGTTTCTTTTCCTGTCAAACCAAAAGGAGAAAGCCTGTGCTTAAGCACATCAAAACCCTTGGCAAGGCGACGCTGTACCGCAGCGAAACCTACAACCACCGCACAACACCGCTCATTGAGTGGATCGTCAAAGTCGGCGACCGCATCGTCGCCCAATGCACCACCCGGCGCGAAGCCGTCGAATGGCTGACAACGTACTCAGACTGAAAGGAACCGCCATGTCCCGCACCTACAGCATCAAGGAATACCACGTCAAACAACTGCGTGCCCTACGCAACGACATCGTCAAGGGTATGTCCCGCCAAGAACGCAAAGCCCTCGACGAAACCAAAGCCGCCCTCGACGAGTGGCAAACATGGAAGACCAACTGCAAACCCCTCAAAGGAACTCAAAAACGTCTGGTTTGACAACCCGAACCGGAGAAACGATACAAATCCTTACTGTCCCTTCGTTTCTCCGCGTAGACCCAAACGCCGACAGCGTAAGTTGTTGATTTCATTGGAGTTCAGCGTGACTGTCCGTCTCTATCTATATATAAATATAACTATTGAGAGAGGAGAACGTACCCGTACAAAGGGAACAAAAACAAAAAGACTTTCAGTCTTTGCCCTTATATCTTCTCCCAAACATAGAGTTAGTAACCGACAGTCGGTGCTTTCCCCATGCGAATCAACGACTTACGCTGTCCCCTTTTGGGTCTGCTCGGAAAAACGATGGGACAGACCCAGTAAAATCGTCCCGTTTGACAACCCCAACCGGAGAAATGATGGCGCATCCCTACCGCAAGTTCGATGGCCTGTCGTACCGCGACGTACTCGCCCGACTCAAACGCCAGCAACTACCCGAAGAAATCATCGAGCAGACCATCCACACCCTGCGTGCCTACCGCAAGGAACGCGGCGACAACCGACGCGCCACACTCGTGCGGCGCAGGGCATGGGCCGAAGTAATCTCAGTCCTGCAACACGAGCGCCGCATCGTGCGCTCGATGCGGAAATACACCACACGCGAAGCCAGCCCGCAACGGACTGAGTTCATCGACGCCTACATGGCAGTCCTTGACCGACTCCACGGGAAACTGACGCTCGAACACCGGCAGGCAACCCACGCCCCGCCGCATGACCACTGGGTGGACTACGTCCCAGACCACATCAAAACCGCCATCACCCACGCAGCCGCGGGCATACCGCGTACTGCCCACGCCAAGACCAAGGAGCCCTTCACCCGCACGACACCGACCAAACTAAACCAACGGCGCAAAGACAGGCTGTACCGGCGCTGTCTAACGGAGCGCAACACCCTGTTAGACAAACTCGCCATCGACCCGCACGATGACGAGACCAAGAAGAAAGTAAGCGCCATCACGCAGGCGCTGGAACGCCTCAAAGAAATGGAGCCCACCGACCATGTGCCCAACCACTGGGCGGGGCTACTTGAGTGAGAGAGAAAGTCTCTCTCGAAGGTGGGGTGACTTTTCACCCCAGTTCAATGCGCGAACAGCGCGAAGGAGAAACGCAATGAGTGAAAAGATGGTCTTTTCTGTTGGCCCTGAAAAGGGCACGCCCGAGTCCGACTACACCACGGACAAGGACGGGTTCAAGTACATGAAACGCAAAGTCGTTGCATTCAAGGGCAAGTGTGTTGTCACCGCAGCAGCCGATGACTTCTGGGGCGGTGATGAATCCCGGCCCTACCGCTCACGCATGATGGACTCCCCGACATGGGGGCAGTTGTTCAACTGTGCCAAGGCGCAGCAGAAGCACACGCTGGACTGGCACCACGCCTTTTTTGAGGGCGCTTGCAAGCACGGCCCTGCCATTGAGGTCAATGGCGAAATGGTGCAGCCCCTGCGCCTTGTGCTTGGTTCATGAAAGGAGAAAGAAGATGGAGATGAAACCATGGGATGAATTCAGCAGATACAAAAACCTGCACCCCGACCAAGACCCGCTCGACTTCTATGGGTGCGTAGACAAGGACGGGGTGTGGTTCGACTCATCCACCTCGTTCGAGATTGCCGTGCACTGGTGCTGCTGCGCCAGCGGAATGTTCGACCTGACCAACGAGGACGAAATCCTGTGGATGCGCCACGAAGGCGCACGCCTCGGGCTGTCCATCATCCACGGCACGATGATCAAACAAATGTACGAGAAAGGACTCATCAAATGAGTATGAAAGACCAGACCTACGACTACTACACCCTGCGCCACGGCAAGTGGGGTGGCATCGACGTGCTGGGGTGGGGCACCTACCCGGACTCGTCTGTCCTTGCAGGGCAGGCGATGAAGGTGTGGTTGGATAACTTCCCAACCGAGGAGGCAGCACGCGCAGCGTACCCGCAGGCTGAGAACTTCAGCAGCAAATGGACGGAACCCCAAGTCTCGTTGTCCCACCTGCCCGGTGAGGATGACCCCGTGCCGGGTGGGATGTACCCGGATGACTACTGAGAAGGAGAAGGCAAATGAAACTAGACGAAATCCAAACCGCGCTGTTCGCAGCGTATGACATACAGAACACGCTCACGAAACAAGCACTGGGCAAACGCATCTACGACGCGTCGTTCGGTGAAACAGTGGGCAGTAACTTGAACGACATCATTAAGACGCTGGAGACAATTGAGAAAGAACTGGGAGGGGAGCAAGACGCCACACCGGGCGGCGAAGACCGACCCTCACCCGCCTTCGCATCAGCACGAGAGTGCGCCATTGATGAGCAGGCGCA